CACGGAACGCATTACGTTCTAACCTATTAAAAATATCAGACATATAGTGTCTCTCTAAAATCCATATTGTTATTTATACGTTTTATTATCATTTCTTTCTCTTATATGGTTTCAATTTCTTCAGAGGTTTAAAAGGTTTCTTTCCCATAGGTTTTGGTAGCAATCCCATGGCACGTAACTCATTTTCTGTCCATATCTCGAAGTGCCAACCATTATCTAAGGCATATGCCTGTGCCGCCTTCCATTTACTTTGATTCTTGATATAGGTCATACCCTCATTCAATACCTTCCTACGAGACACCCCCTTACCAGTCTTTGGTGGTAATGTCTGTTGATGAGGTTTTACTTCAACCAATACAACTCTACCATTGTCATACTGTAGAGAAAAGTCCATGAAGTATCTATGTGGTTTTCTATCAGTTTCGCATATATAAGGTATAACTGTTTCTTCACTGCCCCACTTTCTTATTTGTGGAGACGTGTCTGCCCAGTTCATAACTGCGAGTTCCCAACCCGAACGATATATCACGTTCGAAGGATCCCCCAGATATTTGTCTGGATTCTTAATTTTATACTTTCCCTTGTAAGTTTTCATATAAATAGATTCATAACATTTACAAACTACTATTTATGGAACAGTTAAATGCCAAGTTTTAAGCAATTATTAAAAGATAAGGTTGATCGTGTAGGTAAGGATATCATTGATAACTTTACAGATCAAATAGACGATAAGACCAAAGAGTTTACGAGTAAGGGTGGTCGGGTAACCGAGAAACTCGATCTTGGTAGTATCAAAAATATGCGATACCCGTTGCATAATGAAGACTACAAGGCAACTGTTTCCTTTACTATTATCGAAGAGGTATATAAAGCAAACACCGCACTTTTCTCTGACTTGACAAAACAAGTACAGGATAATGAAAAAGCAGTCAAAGAGTCTGCCGAAGAAAAAAGTAAAGAAGAAGGTGCCGATCTTGAACAGTTAGCAAAGCAGGGTATAGAGGCAATGGGAAAGTATCTGGGCAATACTGCAAAAGAAGTAGTTGGTGGAAAGATAAAGGTATCGGGTGAGAGTGTTACTATGTACCTACCTCTTGGATTAACCTTTAACGATAACGTAGCATATAGAAACGTTCAATTGGGACAATTAGGTGCCACCATGGAAACTGGTATGGGTATGGCACAAGCAATGACCAGTGGCATCGGATCATTCTTAGAGAACTTCAATGGTAGTGCACCTGCTCAAGGTGGGGATCTTGCAAAACTTGCCGCTGTGCAATTGGGTAAAAAGATACCAACCTTTGGTGCTGAAATAGGACAGGTAGCACAGGTCACTGGTGGTGTTACTCTTAACCCGAACGAACGTGCTGTTTTTGATCAACCAAACATACGTGAGTTTGCATTTAACTTTAAGATGATTGCTAAGTCACCGAAAGAACAGGCAATGATCATTAAGATCATTAAAACATTTAGAACAGAATTATACCCAGAAGATATTACATTACCTGTTGGTGACCAAAGAAGTATATCATTGGGTTACAAGTTCCCGAACAAATTTCAATTAGCATTTCAATATGACGGTAAGGAGATGGAGCATCTTGCAAAGATTAAACCATGTTTCCTTAAAGGTGTGGATACAGTATTCAATGCGTCATCAATGGCAATGCATGAAGATGGTAGTTTTTTAGAAGTTGATATGACACTACGTTTCCAAGAAACTGCCGCTCTAACCAAGAAAGATATTATGGAGGGTTTCTAAATGTCGTACTTCAAAAGTTTTAAACCAACATTATATCGTTTTGGAAATGAGGATAACTACTCTATTACTACAGACCTAACAAACTATGTAGATATGGTAGATCAAGTTAAATTTACATCTATGATGATAGATGATTATACCATACCTGCTAACGAAAGACCAGACCAAACATCATTTAAAATTTATGGTACTACTGATTATTACTGGACATTCTTTCTTGCAAATGACCACATAAGAGAAAGGGGATGGCCCTTAACACTTCACGAGGTTGATACGGCGGCAGAATTAAGGTACCCACATAGAATGGTAACATGTCAAATGCAACACCAAGATGTTATTGATTACTATGATGCTGATAATAAACCTATTACTCGTACAAAGTTAATTGGTACTGCTCCAGATAACTTCCCTGTCGGGACAGTTGTTACTGGTAACGTATCGGGTACAGTGGGAATAATTATTAAAAGAGATTTGTCTCACGGTACGTTTATCGTTGATACGTTGAATGCCAGTGTTCAGAGTGAGGTATCAGAACAATCAGTACAACCAAATAGTAATGGTGTTCTTATTTTGGAAAGAACAGATTTGGCAGAGGCAGAGACGTTTGTTCGTCCTCTTCAGTGGGTATTGAAACGTGATGGTGAAACACTTACCAATATTGATATTGCTATAGATTCCTTTGGAAGAACGGTTACGATATCTGCTATTGGTTTCTCACCAAATTCGACATATACATTATCGTATGTTATCCAGACTGCGAATACTACGGATGGTAAGTTCAGAGTAGGAGAGGATCTTGTTTATCCTAACCCCGCAGGTGGAACCACGTCCATGATTATCTATGCAGAATCTTCACAATTAAAAGGAGTGCATCATTATGAGAATGCATCTGGAGAATGGGTAGACATAAATCCACTGAGTCAAGATCTCGGTGGTGCTATTGCTATTAGTTATCTCGAAAACCTAAGACAGGCAAATGAGAATCTACGTCAAATAAAAGTAATTGCACCAAATCAAGTAGTGGGTATAGCATCTGATTTCAATAAAGCAATGATCGATCAAACATAATGAAAAGACAATCGCAGTTTAAATATGAAAAGGCATTAATCACGAGTGAAAGATTACCGAACCTTGACATAGACATACGTCCGTTAATAGTCGAACTTGTATTATATGAATCATTAGATAAACCATTTCTCACTGGTAGAATCGGTATAGCAGATGATCAAGGTATATTTGATTCTACTAATTTCTCTGGAACCGAACGTCTACACATCCAAATGCAATCAGAGTTTGTATTGGAAGGATCTACTGATAATGTTGTAATGGATAGAGTATTCATCATGACTGGTATTGAGGCAATAGAAAAATCCTCTAACAGTGGTAATTCTTCGATGGTTATTGTATCATTGATGGATGAACACGCATTTATCTCTAAGACAAAAAATATATCTCGTTCCATCAAGAATGATCTCCAGAGAGAGATTGTAAAATTATGTCAGAACGAAGTCGGTAAGGATGTTGATCTATCTTATTCGGCAGGTACAGTACAAAGTAATTTCCGTGGAGTTATACCATACATGCATCCACTTGAGGCGGCATCGTGGTTGACCAGTAAAGCAACCACGGATGTTGGTGCACCTTTCTTTCTATATGCATCTATGCACGACAACAATCTTAGGTTGGGTAGTTTAGATACAATGTTAGAACAACCTGCATGGAATGCTTCAATACCATATACATATTCACCATCTAATGTACAGATGCAAGAAGAGAATGGTACTCCAGATTTACAGTACTTTCAGATACAGAGTATGAAAGCAACAAAGATGCAAAATACCTTGACTCAGTTAATGTCTGGTGGTATCGGATCAAAATATACTATCACTGATATAAGTACTGGTCGTACAACAGCACAGCATTTTTCTATAGAAAAACTCTTGACACAAGCAGACGAAGCAGGTATAATAAACAAAGAGAAGCAAAACATATACAACCCATCTTATAAAACACCAGACTTCGAAGACGTTAATATCGAAGGTGCACATCTACATGATACAGATGCGTGTATATATCATAACGTAGTATCACGTGGTGTATATGGTGATAGTAAATCACTACATGATGAGGTAACAAGTGCTATGTTCTTAAAGAAGATTCAAAGTGCATCCTACCGAAATATGATATTTAAAAACATGTATGACATTACAGTTCCTGGCCCAGGCTTTATTAAGTCGGGTGGATCCGTGGGTGATAAAATACGAATCAATGTTATCAGTGATGATTTGACAGGTAATCCAGATAATGGATTGGATCAACTTAGAAGTGGTGATTTTATTGTTTACAATACAAGACACCAGTTTGGTGGTACTGCACACAATGTGGCAATGACTGTTGCAAAACTTGAGAAGGGTTTGAGGGATGAATAAGTATTACGGTGATAGTACACGATGGTTTGTGGCAGATGTTATTGATGCATCTCCACCCTATGGATATGAAGGTCGTGTGCGAATTAGGATACATGGTGTACATGATCCTGCCACTCGATTTATTCCACAGAACGATCTTCCGTGGGCACAATGTCTTATTCCTACTACCGAAGGTGGTGTGTCTGGTTTAGGATTCTCTCCATCATTACAAGCAGGTGCATTAGTATTCGGCATGTTTATGGATGGTAAAGAATCACAAGTCCCTGTTATAATAGGATCTATGCCAAGGACAGAGTTCCCAACACCAGTTCAAAAATCATTAGCATATGACAATCTATTAGAAAGAACAACTGCTACCCAAGATTTCTACAATCAATCTATATCTGGGGTTGACGAAGATGACTCTGCCTTGTATAATGACCTTAGAGATGAAGAACCTACAGGAAAGACAACACTTTATAGAAGAGACGTTGCAATCAAGTTCTTCCTATCTAATGGATATACAATTAAACAAGCATCCGCATTAGTCGGTGTCATCGAAACAGTCAATAGTAAGTTTGATACCACATTTGAGAATGAAGGTGGTATAGGTCTATGTGGTTGGTCTAACGTGAGATTTGCCAGACTAAAATCATTCAGTAACACATGGTGGCACTTCTCTACCCAATTATCGTTCATACTGTTTGAACTAAATAGTTCACATGTAGATGCAAACATTCGTATTCTTAATTCAGATGTTATTGATAAAAATAAAGGAAGAGCACTGGGTTCTATCATAGGAAGACACTATGCTCCAATTAAGAACGACTATGATGCAGGTGCATTAAGACTGTTCGAACTATATTCGAATAAGAAGGTATAGGATGTCATTAGATACACTTAATAGTAAATTAAAAGCAAACACCAAGTTAGATTCTTACAAAGATGATATTACTACGTCTGTGGCAAAAGTAAAAGACGTACAGGTATTAAATAATAATACGGTACTTGGAACAGATGTCGGCACTACCGTAAATGGTATTAAAAGTTTAGATAATAACAAAGATAAAATTAAGCAATCCATAGCAGGAAGTAGTGCGGGTCAATTAGCACAAGTACTCCCTGGCGGTGGTGGTTTACCTAAAGCAGATGCAGATGCATTCAAGGTTGGTATATCCGCAGGTGTTGCTACAGTTACAAACGTGGCACAACAAATATCCACGTTATCTTTTGATAGTGCAGGTGACACCATTGGAACGGAGTCTCTGGTTGCAGGGGCATCAATCCCCACCGTCTCTATGTCTGGAACCGATGTGGAATCTGCACTATCTTCTCTTACTGCTTCACTGACTGGTATTGTCCCACCCGTAGAACCAATCACTATTGTTGCCCTTGGTGGTGCAGTACTTGATGAACTTGTAGGTGCTGTAGAAATATCTGCTGAAAGAAAAGGATCTCTATTAGGTTCGATCTCTGCCGTTGCAGGTGAAGCAACCGCACAGGCAGGTGGACTGGGTGCTGAACTCACAGCAAGTGTTGATGCTATGAAGGCAGATCTTGATAAAGCAATCGCAGATGTTAAGAGTGGATCTGCTATGACCGATATGGCAAATGCAGTATCCGCAGTAGAAGGTGTTGCAAATGATGCCGCTAATGCTGTAGCAGATGCTACAAATGCCGCCTCCAGTGCACTTGATGGTGCTGTAGCAGATGCAACAGGTGCACTAACAGCAGGACTACCCAAGGACAAATCACCATTGGGTGGTTTGCTCGACTCGGTTGCAGGTGCAGTTGGTGATCTTGTTGGTGCAGTAGGAGCAAAAATAAAAACTGGTCTCGGTACCGCACAGGATCTATTCGAAGATTTGACTGGTTCTGTTGGTAGTGCATTACAATCAGCACTGGGTGGATTTAACCTCGATAGTAGTTTCCTGTCTACCATACTTAAAGATGTGATGGAAGGTGGTGACATCAACCTAACAAAGGCGGCAAAGTCTATTGCATTGAAGAGTGAGAATACTTCCGCAGAAATGAAAGGTATTATCAGTAAAGCAGACGGTGAAACAATTAGTGAATTTAATAAAAATGTTAAAAACCTTGCTGAAGCAAATGGAATACCTCAAGCAGAAATAGATGCCTTTGATAAAGAAATAGGTTCCATATCATCTGCATTAGATAAAGTCGATAGTACCATATCTGGATCTATCGTCTCAGAAGCAGGTGAATTCTACACAGAAGATATTGCTCTGGCAGAACTTGCTAAAAGATATAGTGGAGCAGATACAACAGAATTCCCATATATCAATTCTAAAGAAGAACTTGGTTTGGAGTTTAAGACTAATGTTAGAGCAGTATCAGAGTTAATAATTCATGCAAGTGAATCATTTACAAATGCTAATATTGGTGCAGAAGAAATTAATATAAGACACAACGAAGCAGGTCATGACGGTATTCAGTATCATTTAATTATACGAAGAAACGGTACATTACAAAGAGGAGTGCCTCTGGACACTGTAAGTACTGCCAGTGACATATTAGGTCACAGTGCTAATTGTATTGACATATGTTTAGTTGGTGGTATTAACGTTGCATCCGAAGCACAAGATCCTTTGCTCAATTTATCATCTGGATCATTCACACAATCACAGATGAAAACATTAGAAGCAATATGTCAGTCGTTCTATCATGTAGTTCCAGGCGGACAAGTACTTGGTCATAATGATATTGACGAAGCATCAAGAGATCCGTACATGGATATTAAATCTTATGTTGAAAACAAGTTCGGGAAGAAGTCAGTATATAAAGACACGTTGACCGAACAATCTAAATCACCAAGTGAATTGGTAAGTGCGAGTGCAGTATGACAACTACAACTAAAAAACGTGACATAGGTACAGATCCTTCTATTGAAAACACAGAGGGAATACCACAGGACGGGTTCCAAGATCCTACTGGTGAGTATCCTAAACAGGAATATCACTATGGATCCTCGATTCACAAATCTGCCCGTGGACTAAAGGTAGAGAACCTTTATCTGGGTGGAGGATCTATAGGAACAGATTTAGATCTCGAAGATCAAGAACCATCTAAGTTCCCACATAACCAAGTAAAAGAAACAACCTCTGGTCATATCATTTCATATGATGATACGCCTGGCGGAGAACGTATCCTACTCAAACACCGAACAGGTGCGGGTGTAGAAGTACGTGCGGATGGATCTGTTGTTATCAGTGCGGTCAACAATAAAGTAGAAGTTACTGGTGGTGACCAGACAGTAATAGTTGAAGGTAACGGAAAATTAGTGTATAATGGTAATCTGAACCTTGAGGTTACAGGAGATTACAATGTAGATGTTGGGGGTGACTATAATGTCAACGTCAACGGAGATGTTAATAGTAACTACCGTAAGAGCAACACAACTAAGGTAGGTCTCAATACAAACTATACAACAAAAGGTTCTGCCGTATTTAAAACAGTTGAGCATGAAGCAAGAACTGTATTAGGTAACGAAGATCATGTCGTAAAGGGTTACTGGAAGAATAACATTGGTGCAGAGTGTGAGATCTTTACTGCCAATAGATTCCAAGTATCTGCCGAAGAAGAGTTTGCAATGTCTGCATTACAGGGCAACATATCTGCCACTGAGATATCAGTATTGGGTATGAAAGGTGCCATGGGTGGTGAACAGGTTGAGATGACCTCTCCAGTATACATGGGGCCGCAGGGTGCAGTACCATTTACATCTGGTGCATCTTTCTATGGTTCATTCCATGGACAAGCACTCGAAGCAATCAAATCTAAGTATGCACATAAAGCAGAGAATGCTAAGACTTCAGAGAAGGCATCTAAAGAGTCGCCTGGGCAACCAAGTGGTGGTGCACCAGACGTACCTACAAATATGGAATCACTCACACCGTTGAAACCTGTACCCATATGTGATGCAGTTGCGGGTATACTATCCGAAGGTCACTTATCAATCAGACCAATCGTGATTGATCCAAAAGATGATCTACGTAACAAGTTGCTATTCAGAGATGACTACGCAGGATTATACGAGAAAGTTCCTACACTTGATGAGGTACGTTCTACAATGAGAGATCCTGCAAACAGAACAATCGCAAATGATGAGGGAACCACAGTGGTAGATCTACTCGTGACAGATGGAATATTATCTGGTGAGTGGAAAGTTCCAACACCACCTAAGACTGGTCGTGTTGCACCTGCTACAACGTCACCAAGATTTGGTTATAATGCATTGGGTAACTCAGTTGATAATAGAGGCAAAAGATTTAAATGATTATTATACCAGACCAAAAGTACAATCCAAATTTTGCAGAAACAATTACTTCGGGCACTAAACTATCGCCTGGATGTTCAATTGCTAAGTTTCTTGGATCTAAAGGAAACCCATGTAGTTTATCTACTATAGGTAAATACCAGAACGATCAAGACGCACGTAAGCAACTTTCTCGTAATCTATATCTACATGCAGAACTATTCCGAATGATCAATGGCAATCAAGATTTCTTCAAAGATGTTAGACTTGTAGTTGTAGAAGGTGTCTACAGGGGTGGGCCGTTGGAGACAGTTGCAGGTGATAACATTAAGAAACAAGATGGTCAAATGGTATCATATAGAATGATTGATGAGAATGGATCTGTTGATTTCGAAAGAACATTTGATCTCGCAGAATATTGGAAGGACTATGCTAATTTTGATAAGTTGATTTTAGAGTATGATAATTGGAATCCAGATGGATCATTAAATGCTCAAGTAACAATAGAGGTACCTACAGTACCAGAAACATTCGATATATCATATTCTAATAACGTAGAAACATTTTACAATGGTACACTTTTAAGTGCAAATGAGTTATTAGAAGTTGTAAATGATGTATAAATAGACTTATAGAATTTAGGAAACTATAATGGCACGTGCATTTTCAGTAGAAGACGGGGGACTCAATAAGACTTCAACAGTTAAGTCTTCGAGTAACCGTGAGTTTATCGATTTAGATCTTTCGTTTACAGCGAAGGGTGCGGGTGACTTATATAAAAAATCTTCGGTTGCTTCTGTAAAACAAGCATTGAGAAATATCTTGATGACCGCAAGAACCGAGAAACCTTTTAATCCATACTTTGGTGCAAACCTCAGAGATTATTTGTTTGAGTTCGCAGATGAATTAACAGAATCTCAAATGGCAATTGCGATTATAGAGAACATAAGAGCATTTGAACCAAGAGTTGATCCTATGACTATAAAGGTATACACTGATATGGAACCAGATCAAAATAGTATTTCTATCACGATTATATTTAACATACAAAACTCTGCTTCTGAAGAAGAGTTTACTACAAGACTATCAAGGTTACGATAATGGCAACAACAATTCAATCAAGTTCCTTAGATTTCGATGCAATCAAAAACAATCTAAAGACATATTTACAACAGCAGAAAGAGTTTAAAGACTACGACTTTGATGCATCTGGTCTGAATAACCTTTTAGATGTTCTTGCATATAACACGCACCTAAATGGTTTGACTGCAAACATGGCATTGAATGAGTCGTTTCTGAATACTGCTCAGTTAAGATCGAGTGTAGTATCTCACGCAGAAACTCTTGGTTATATTCCTGCCTCTAAGTCTGCTTCACAAGCAGTGATAAATATGTCGTTCAATGTTGGTACTTCACAAGCAGACGTACCAGAGAAACTACAGATCTCATCTGGATATAAATTTACTGCAAATGTAAACGATGCATCATACACATTCCAAACCCAAGAACTTATTGAAGCAATCAATGATGGTAATAACTTCTTCCAATTACAGACACTGGATGGAAGTACAGACATACCTATCAAGGAAGGTATTGCTAAAACTAAAACATTCTTTGCAGGTGAAGATTCCGAAGAGACAGTATACATTATCCCAGACGTAAGTCTTGATCGTGCTACCGCAGTAATTAAAGTATTCGATAGTTCTACGTCAAGTGACTTCACAACATATATTAATCTGGAAACTGCAAATAACATTACTGCCACAACACCTGCGTATATTCTTAAAGAAGCACCTAACGGATACTATGAATTAACTTTCGGTAATGGATCTACATTGGGTGCAGTACCTAAAGCAGGGGCAAAGATTACTGTTGAGTATCTATCAGTAGATGGAGAAAATGCCAACGGTGCACGATTGTTCGAACCACTTGCTACAGTAGAGGTTACCGAACCACCTTCTGGTATAGGTCTTGAACAATTACCTCTTATCTCTACAGTAAATAGATCAGTTGGGGGTGCACAGAAAGAAACTCTCGATTCTATTCGAAGAAACTCTCCTTTCCGTTACGCATCACAGAACAGAATGGTAACTCATACTGACTACTCTTCATTGATTCTGCGTAGTTATGGTAGTTACATTAATGATATTATTGCATGGGGTGGAGAAGACAATGTCGTACCAGAATATGGAATGGCATTCCTATCAGTAGATTTTAAAATTGATATCAATACTACTCTTCGTAATACTATAAAGGACAATATTAAAGTATTAGTTGATCAATTATCAATTGCATCATTCGGTCTTAAATTTTCAGATCCGATTACAACGTTCCTTGAGACAAATGTATTCTTCCAGTATAACCCAGACTATACTAACTTAGCAATCAACACTTTACAGGAAAACGTAAAGACTGTTGTGGCAAACTACTACGATACAAATATAGGTAAATTTGGTCAAGCATACCGTAGATCTTCTATGTTAGCATTAGTGGATGATGTAAGTCCTGCTATCTTATCGTCTCGTGTAGACACTAAGATGCAACAGGTGTTTACTCCATCTGGTGGTGTAGAGCAAGACTTTACATTCAGTTTCCCTGTACCTATTGCGGTAGCAGATGATATCAATACTGTCGTGAATACATCCACATTCTTATTCTTACCAGAATACGACCCAATACTTAATCCAACACCAACTGTTAAGACATGTAGATTAGAAAACAAACTATCGACTAATACCTTACAGGTTATTGAGAGTGCTACTGGTGGTATCATTAAAGATAATGCGGGATCGTTTAATGCGTCCGCAGGAACAGTAACATTAACAGGGTTTAAAGCAAACAGCAACGATGCAATTAAGTTGAGTGTATTAGCGGCAAACGCAAGTGCCATTGTACCTACACGTGAGTATATTCTTAAATCGGATAATACACGTCTAAGTGCGAAAGGTATTCGTACAACTGCATCGAACTAAGAGTAGTATATGACCACACACACAGTTTTTGATAAGACGTTACGAGATACGCAAAGACGTGACGTAAATTTGCGAGAACCGCAAATCGAATCTGTATTGCCAGAACATTATCTTAGTGATTATCCTAAGTTTGTATCTTTCTTAAAGAAGTATTATGACTTCGAAGGTCAAACGGATTCTCTTACAGTATTCTTAGATAATATTTTTGACACACGAGATGTGACATCTACAGATTTAAAACTGCTTGAATACTTCGAAGATGAATACCTATTAGGTCAGAACTACTTCCAAGGATTTACTGATAAAAGAACAGCAGTAAAATATTCAAGTTATTTGTATCGTGCTAAAGGTACTCGATATAGTATTCGACAGTTCTTTAAGACGTTCTTTGATATTGAACCAGATGTGGTTTATACAAAACAATATATATTCAAGTTGAATGAATCTAAAATTGGTGCACAATCAGCAAGGTATCTGACAGACAACAAACTATATCAAACGTTTGCTGTTGAGATTAGATCCGAACTATCGGTAGAGCAGTGGAGAGATGCATATAAGTTAATGGCACACCCCGCAGGTATGTACCTCGGTGGTCTTACTCAGATAGTGGGTAATGCCAGTTTGGATCAGTTACAGTATGACCCAGGCGTAGCAATCAAACCACCAATCGTATTGGAAGGTGAGGGTGCATTTGCTCCTTTAGCATTCGAGCAAAATACTGCACTATTCGATTTCTCTTTAAGTGCACGTCTCGGAGAAGATTCAGCAGGAGGAAGAGCATTGTTATTTAGAACAAACATGGGTAATGCAGCGGATGCAATCGACAAAGGTGGTAATGACCTTAATGACGTACAAGATCTTACGGTAGAGAACCTCGATAACTTGTACTCAAGTTTGGGTGAATACCTTACACCAGATTCTCCAACGTTGGATGATGATAGTGATGGTACCACAACATTCTCTGGATTTGATATATCCAGTACAGAAACCATTGACCAAGAGCAATTCACTTGGAACATGCGTACTGATAGGGTAGACGGAGACAATAACCAGTTGCTTGATGCACAAGGTAATGCAAGACAAGTTGGTGATTCCGACTCAGAAATAAGTTTAAGAGAAGCAATAAATAGAAATTTATAGTATAAATAGATGTAACAATCTTTAGGTAAAAGAGATGACAAGACAAGTATTAAATAGAGGAACAGTCGCAAACGATGGTACGGGAGATACTCTCCGTACTACTGCGTTAAAAATTGAGCAAAACTTTGCAGAGATCTACAACAAATTAGGAGATGGTTCATCTCTTATGCCTTTAATCGAATTCGATTCAAGTGGTATGATATTTGATGGGACAACTGCGAATGCTCATAAGACAACACTGCGTGTGACTAACCCCACAGGGACTCGTACAGTAACTATTCCAGATCACACTGGTATTATTACTATGGACACTAACACTCAGACTCTTACGAATAAGACTCTGACCAGTCCAGTATTGACAACTCCCCAGATCAATGACACAAGTGCAAACCATCAATATGTGTTTGCTGTAAGTGAATTGACTGCCGACCGTACTGTAACTCTACCTTTGCTAACAGGGGATGATGAATTAACGTTTAATGGTCATACTCAGACCTTATCTAATAAGACACTACAAACACCACAGATTAACTCTCCTAAGATTGGTACTGCCATTCTTGATAGTTCAACAAACGAATTGATTCACTTCAGAGATTCTGCGTCTGCTGTTAACCATGTTACAATTGCAAATGCATCCTCTAATAACCCTGCTATCGTACAAGCAGAAGGACAGTCTAACGCATCCTTATCACTACGTTCTACAGGAACTGGTGCAGTTAAATTAGACGGTAAGGTAGCATTGAAGACACATGCTATTACTTCAACTGGTGGATCAACAAACTCATCATACGTGGTGACTAAGTTCACATCTGGTACTAATGGTACACACACATTAACAAGTGGTACTAATGGACTTCAAGGTGAAATACACTATCTGGTAAACACAGGTACTGCACAACAAACAATTAATGAATCAAACAGCAACCTTGCAACATATGCAAATATTGTTATGCCTTCAAATACATCATGCTCCCTAATATGGATGGGTGATAAATGGGTGGTAGTTAGCAATGTTGGTTGCACTCTAAATACATAGGAATAGAAAATGCCAGTAATAACAGACCAATTTAAAAAACAAGTACTTGATGATCTTCTTCAAGACTTCAATGACTCTGCCAGTAATAGGTATTATGCAGGAATTGGACGTTCCGAAGATTGGAACGCATCTGACGTTGCTACTGTTCCTACCAATAATACTCGTGAAGCACGTCTTGCACGTGGATCACTTCAGTCACTCAAACTGATTCAAGACGCATCATACGTACTACCACGTAGAAGTTGGGTTGCTAACTTAATCTATGATGCATACGATGATGCAGATGTAGGTTTCCCAGAAAACCCATTCTATGCTATTAACTCTAATAACGAGATTTATATTGTATTAGAGCAAGGTAAGAAGACGGATGGTACTTCTGAACTATCAACAATTCAACCTACAGGTAATACTAATGGTACTCCATTCCGTACTTCGGATGGTTACACTTGGAAGTTTATGTACTCAATTGGTGCGTTACGTGCTGATAAGTTCCTATCGTCTGCATTTATGCCAGTAACATTTGTTACAGCAGTTGACTCAGACTCACCTGCCGAAGATCTTCAGCAAAACATTGTACAGAACAATGCGGTAAAAGGTCAGATCGTTGGATATAAAATAACCAATGGTGGATCTGGATATACTTCAAACCCTACTGTTAGTATTGTTGGTAATGGTTCAAATGCTACTGCCTTTGCGGTACGTGCAGGTGAGACTATTGTTGACATCAAAGTAAAAGCAGATAGTTCGGGTAACTCAAGTGCATCATATTACGGAAACGGGTATGACTATGCTAACGTAGTTATTACTGGTGGGGGTGGTGACTCATGTACTGCTCGTGCTATTATCGGACAACCAAATGGTATTGGATCAGATCCAGTTGTTGACTTCAAGTCACAAGGTATGATGTTTAATACCAAACCAACATATAACGAAGGTGGAGACTTTATCACAGGTGATAATATTTTCCGTCAAGTATTATTGATGAGAAACCCAAGAGTTGATAGTGCGACAGGTACATTACTCACATCTACTACTGGGTTTGCACTAAATAAGATTATAACATCTGAAACAAACTTTGTCAAGTCTGTTGTACAAAAAAGTAAAGTACAAGGGGCAGTATCTGGTGCAGTTGCAATCATCGATGATGTCGCTGATTCTGGTAATGGTCTTTGGTATCACCAGACTGAAGAAACTGGGTTTACTAACTTTGACTCTGGTGAACAGGTATCAATAGTAGGCAACAGTAGTATTGTAGGAACAGTAACCAAGTTACTTGGTGGAGAGTTCAATCCCTTTACTGGAGATTTAGTATACATAGATAATAGATCCTCAGTAACCAGATCGAACGACCAGATTGAAGACTTGAAAATAGTAATTACCATTTAGGAATAGGAAATGCCAAACACTTTTACAGAACAAACATTACGTTCAACATACAAAGATGATTATCACGATAGTGATAACTATCACCGTATTCTGTTTAATGCAGGTCGTGCGTTACAAGCACGTGAACTTACACAAATGCAGACTATTATTCAGTCTGAAATTACTCGTTTTGCTAATAATGTTTATGGCAAAGATGGTGTTGCGGTTGTTCAAGGTGGATTATCGGTTAACGATGCTCATCCATACATTAAAATATCTAATGACCAAAACAACTCATTCACAAATGTAGCGGCACTTAAAGGTCAAATCCTAACTGGATCCGTAAGTTCAATAAAAGTACGAGTTCTGGAAGCAATAGCGGCAACTGGATCCGATCCAGACACAATCTATGTTCAGTACTTAGATAACCCAACAACAGTTGCCAGTACAACAGTACAAGAATCTACACCTACTGTAGTTTCTAACGAGATCCTAAGTAACGGATCTAACGTAAACCTTACTGTATCTAACATTTCTACTAATATTGGATTTGGTTCTAAAGTAGAGGTTGGTGAATCTGAATTCTATGTTGGTGGTCACTTTGTATTCGTACCACATCAACAACTATTCATGAGCAAATACACCACTGGTGAAACACTTGATATTGGTTTTAAAGTAGTTCAAGATATCGTAACAGTATCTGATACAGATGCCTTGTATGATAACCAAAATGCCACACCTAACAGAGCATCGCCTGGTGCAGACAGACTGCGTATTCGTTTGGTACTTGCGTCTCGTGATGATGTTAATATTGGTGACACTTTTGTATTCTATGGACGAATCATTGACGGTAAAGAATACATCTCTACTAAAACAGATTCTCAAAACTTTGACTATGTAAACAAACGTATCAAAGAAATTAACGGTGACTTCATTAAACAGTACTGGAAACTACGTGTTCGTCCAGACGGTGAAAGTATTGCCAACAATTTTATACTTAATGTGGATCCAGGCGTAGCATACTTAGATGGTAAACGTATTGCTACTAACATCCCACAACAAATTGTATTGCCTCGTGCTACTGATACTATCACAAGAGACGATGAGCAAGTAGGTATTACCTACGGAAACTATTACCACTTTGATAGTGGTGTTGGTATGCTTAACATCGAAACAGCAGAGTCAGTAACTTTGCATACTGGATATGGTGGTACTGGTACCAATATAGGTACAGCAAACGTTCGTGCAATCACAGAAGGTAGCACACAAACACTTGCAGGTGGACAACAATATCAACGTGTTCCATCGTACAAAGCACATTTATTTAATGTTAAACTAACTAATTTAGACTTTAGTTTGGCAGATGCATTGTCTGTTAAATCTTCAACAGATGCTCACTTGGTTAACCTTGTTCCTCGTATTGGAAACAAGGGTTCTTTACTGGTAGATCAAAGAGAAGATGCACTAATATTTGATACTCCGTTGCCTCGACCAAAAGGTTTCGCACAGGAGTTACCTGCTCGTCCCGCAACAATTACATTAATGCAGAAGTTTAACTTTACTGCATCTGGAACGACTCACGAAATAACACTTGGTGATGCAGGTGAATCATTTGTAAACCAAACAGATATATTGATTGCACAGGGTGATGGAGCATCATCCTTTATGAAATCTGGTGTATCTACTGTTATCGGTGGTACGGGTAATAAGAAAATTACTTGTAGTGGACTAACAAGTGGTAAATCATATGAGGTAATTGGACAGGTTAAGAAGACCAATTCTTCAGTAAAAACTAAAGCAATTACAGATGCTACTGTTACCGCACAACTGGATTCAGATGGATATGGTATTCAATACATAGATCTCGGTAAATCAGATGTTTATAGTGTTGACCGTATACGTTCTGCTGATAGTAATGGTTATGATTTATTCCCATACTTTGTATTCCAACCTAACAATGAACCGTCTCACCAAGGAGACTCTAAGTTGATATACACTGGTGGTGGTTTAACCAGTACGACTCAAAATGTATTTGTTAGAATGAAATATTTTGCTCCAAGTGCTAATGGAGAATTCTTTGCAGTCAACTCCTATGAAGGTCAGTTAGATTACTTAGACATTCCCGCACAATCACTTCCAGATGGAGGTAAAGTATCTTTAAGAGACGTTATCGATTTACGTCCTTCAACGAATGGTGCAGGGGCATTTACATCTGTACCTTCCTTGCCTATTCCATCTGATACTATTACTGCGGATGCAGAATACTACTTACCACGTAATGACAAATTGGTTATATCCAAAAACAGTGAATTGCGATTGGTAAAAGGATCTTCTTCTTTAAATCCTAAGTTCCCAGAAGTTCCAGAAGATTGTATGGATCTATACAATATCCGTATGAATCCTAATACTCTTCATACTCAAGATATGAAATCAACACTGATTCCTCGCAAAGGTTATACTATGCAGGATATCAATAAGTTAGAAGAGAAGATCGATAAACTACAAGAGATGACTTCATTGTCATTACTTGAGTTGAATACTAAAATCGGATCAGTTCTGGACTCAGCAGGTAATGACCGTGCTAAGTCTGGTTTCTTTGTAGATAACTTTGCTAACCATGCACATACGCATACACGTAGTAAAGAAGGTGCTAAGTCTGCAATCGATAAGGTTGCTAAGATGCTACGTCCACGTGCACCAGAAGAAGAGTCTTCATTATTCTATGACTCTGATGTAACTGGTAATCTCCGTGTACAATTACATGGTGATATGATGATGCTTGATCATACGGAAGTACCGTATGACGCACAGGAACTTTCTTCAAGCACAGAAAACCTTCTACCATTCCACGTACCATTTACTATTGGTAGATTAACAATTTCTCCAGAAACCGACACTTGGAAAGAAACCCAAAAGGTTGGTGAGAGTGTTGTAGGTAATTCAACAGAGTTTGATTTACGTGAAGCACTTAACTGGAATAACTCGAATAACGCTTGGTTTGGGGTTGACCCTGCATCGTTGGATGTGGGTGAAACTGCCAAATCATTTGTTTCGGGAACCTCAACCACAGTAGTTCAAAATACTCAAGACCCTGTACTCGTTGGTACATCAACCCAAGAAGAATTGGGAGAGTGGGTCAAGACAGGTACTGTTACTAATAATACCACTCTATCTACAGAAACTGTAGAAGTTAACAGAGAACGACAAGAAGAAGTATCCAGATCTGCTATCGATGCACAAGCAACAAGAGTAAGTTGGGCAGCTGCCAATATTCTCGGTTCCAACTTCATTGGTGGTGGTAGCATATGGGCAGGTGGTAACTTTGGACTTGCAGGATCTGGTGGGGGAACTTTCCGAAACCAAGGTTGGAGAGGACTTGGAATACGAGTTGGTGAGAATGTAACTACTGATAACTGGGATACAGTTACAACAGAAACTCGTTCAAAGATTCGTAGTACAAATACATCAACATTCGAAACTACTAAGACTATTACTGAAGAGAATAGATTCGAACAAACTACAGAAACTACCACGACAACTTCAACTTCCAATACGGTAAACCGTGTTGCAAGTGAATCAAGTATTCGTGATATCGTAGGTAAGAGAGTTATCGATGTATCAGTAATACCATTCATGCGTTCAGTAGAGATTAGATTCAAAGCAGAAGGATTGCGACCAAATACACAATACTTCCCATTCTTTGATAACACTAATGTGTCTCAGTTCTGTAGAACAGAATCATCATTTAAGTTCTCTAACCGTAGACGTTGGTTAAACACTCGTTTGGGTGGTGGTATTAAAGACAACCACTTTATTTTTAAAACAAGTCAAGTCCATAACAAAGGAAAGACCAATCTCACATCTGATGCAGAGGGTACTGTAATAGGTTCGTTCGTTGTACCAAACAATGCTTCTATGAGATTCCATACTGGTAAACGTGAGTTTATGCTAATTGATGTCAACACTGCTAATGAAGATGGTGCGATGTCATTTGCTAAGACTCTGTTCCAATCAGCAGGTACTCTTGAGAAATTCGAACATAACATCCATGTAACTCGTACATTAAAGATAACTGGTACTTCGGATGTGTCTGTAGAGCAAAACACTACAGCAGATAGTACTGTATGGACAGATACTGTTGTAACAACCGAACCTGCTACAGACATTAAGTCAAGCAGTACGGTAACAGCAGTTACAGGTAATAGGGAAACAACACGAGAGAATGAATCAACAACTACTGAATTTGTTCCTCGTCCACGTATTACACCTGTTCCACCTGCTACTACACCAACTGTACCACCAGCGGCAACAAGACCCACTACTCCAGTAGTTACTCGTATTCCAGTACAAGAGAGAAGAGGTCGAGGACGTAGACGTGGACGTAGATTTAGAGATCCAATTGCTCAGACTTTCCAAGTATTAGAGGCAGGTGGATTGTTTATAACATCTATGGAAGTTTACTTTGCTACTAAGTCAAGTACTGCTCCAGTATTCTGTGAGTTAAGACCCACAGTAAATGGTGTACCACACTCAGACGTTATTTTAGCAAGTAAAAAGTTATCTCCCGCACAGGTTACTACAGTAACTACTGGGTCTAATAACAAAGCAATGTTGGCACAGTCAACTAAGTTTACTTTTGACACACCAGTATTCTGTCCTGTCGGAGACTATGCATTAGTATTAGTTCCTGGCGATAACTCTCCAGACTACAATGCATATGCCGCTAAAGTAGGTGAGTTCCAATTAGGATCTCAAGAAGCACGTGTAACACAACAGGCAACATTGGGTGCATTCTTTAAGTCTCAGAATGGTAAGACTTGGGAAGCGGCATCTGGATCTGACTTAACATATAAAGTCAACGTTGCTAACTTTGTTTCTTCGGGTAATATCATTCTTCAGAATGCTAACGTAGATCCAGAAGCACTAAGTAGAGATCCATTAGTCGTAGACTCTGGTTCTAACACTGTAAGGGTAGCATTTGCTAATCACGGTCTGCGTACTGGTGATAGGACAATCATTCGTGGTATTGACTCGGCAACAAGTTTCGGAAACGGACTGACAGGTGCTAACGTTAATGGTCTAAGAACTGTTGTTGCTTACGATAACTCTGGATACACATATACCGCTGGTGCTTCGGCAACCTCTCGTATGTGGTTTGGTGGTTCATCTGTAACATCATCACAAAACTTAAACTTTGAAGTATTACGTCCAAGTATTGATATTACACAACCTTCTCAGACTAACGTAACATTGTCTATGAAGACTACTTCACAGCAATCACTTGCAGGTGATCAGACAAGATTTAGTAAAGAACCTAAGTTCCAGATAGTTGAGAACGAAAAGAACATTTACTATAGTACACCACGTGCAGTCTATAATAGATCAACAGAGAATCTTTCTACCGCAGGTAAATTGAATGGTGCAAGATCTCTTGAGATGCAGGTAACATTAAAATCTACTTCACCGTTCTTGTCACCTATTGTTGACCTCGAACGTGCTAAAGTGATGACAATGCATAACTTGATTTCAAAGCAAGACTCCTCTGCCACACAAGGGTTCAATGTACCATTAACGTACATTAGTGAAACTCACCCGATGTTCGGTAGTGAATCTGCGAAGCATGTAACTAAGATAACTACACTGACGGAAGAAGCAGTTGGTCTAAAAATATTAGTCGCTGCTAACCGTCCACCAGAATCAGACTTCCAAGTATATTGGAGATGTGGTGATGCAGGTGTCAATCTTGAACAGAACTTGTGGACACTGGTAAATCCAGATAACACTCTACCACCAGATACTAACAAAAACACTTTCCGTGAGTATCGATACTTGGTAGGTGGTGAAGGTGGTGCATTACCCCCATTCACTAAGTTCCAAACTAAGATAGTTATGCGTAGTACTAACTCGGCACAAGTACCAACGTTCCGTGACTTACGAGTAATAGCATTGGCAGTGTAATATGAGTGATTTAGTGCATGTAAAAGATGAACCAGATTTTGCGAGAGATCCAGAATCTGGTGCCATTATAAATATAAATAGAAGTGCAATACAAAGAGCACGAGAGCAAAAGCAGGTACGACTGCGAAAACAAGCAGAAGATAAACAATTGAGAGCAGAAGTAGATTCATTAAAGACCGACATAAATGATATCAAAACAATGCTCTCCGCAATAGTAGAGAAATTATAAATGGCACGTCCGTATACATTACTAACAGACTCCTTCAAGATATTAAGAGACAATCTCAATACTGTTTCTTATAATGTCGGTGATCCAGTTAACTTGCTTACCCATGGTGACAGTGATGTCGTTATGGCAATTAATGAGATAGAACGGGTCTTCGATGCTTCGGCAGGTGAGATTTTATATCCTACTGGTAATTCTTTACAGGGGGAGACTCAGACTCGACTATTGCTAAGTACTGCACAAAACAGTGGTACGGACATTACACTGAAGGCAGGATTAGATATTAATCTTGATGCAGTGGGTGATATCAATCTCGATGCAGGTGGAGCAAACATCAACTTCCTTGATGACTCTGTCGCACGATTCAATTTCACATTAGGTGCCACTAACGTATTAGATGTTACTGGTGTCCTTGATCTTAACATTTCAAGTAACCTTGATGCAGACATTGCAGGTAACTCTACACTTACAACTACTGGATCTCAAACACAAGAGGGTACATCCCTTAACTTAGATTTCTCTGGTGACATTACACTGGACGCAGATGGTAACGATATCATCTTTAAAAA